GGTATACCCGTCGCGCTTGCTGAATTTAATTCAAAAACTGATTATAGTATAATAGAAATTACTAATAACTGGCCGAGTGCTACTAAATTCTCAAAAATAGCGTTAACAGTAGATGATTTTTCAATTAAAAATTATGTTCAACATGGTTATGTTTCGCTAGAGGCCACAAGGGCGTCAGACCCGTATTATACAAGTGGCGATGTTGATGTAATTAAGTGCATCACGGGGTCTCCAAATGTACCGACAGTAACAATATTAACAAACCCATCTGCTCCTCCTACAACAATATTAAACTCGGAAGATATTAATTTTTATGTACACGGTGTGCCGGGCTATCTCGGCGTAGTTTCACCTGCGGTTACGTCAAAGTCATCAGCTAAGTTCGGTGGTGATGTCCAAGTTGATGGTTGTGTAGCTAGAGGTGGAATTTTACATCTATCAAATGGTCCAGGCACGCCTCAGTCTTATGATATACCAGCTACACCGTTAAACGGTATAGTTCCTGGCTCTGTCGGAACCGGTGGTTACACTACAATTCTGAATCCGGCCTGGGTTCAAAGCATAATATGGAATACATCAATTATTTTAGATACAAATTTTTATTCTTTTGATCCGCTCTCACCAGAAGATATCACTATAACAAAGGCTGGTACTTATAAAATATCATATTCTGTTAATCTTAGTCAAATACAACCGGCTACAAATAGAATAAATATGCGAACATTTCTTCGTAAAACAACAGGATCAGTGTCTGTATTAGATACAATTCCTTGTTCTGAATCTTGGTCTTACGGAAGAGGCGTAGGATCAGCCGATACTGTTAGTAAGATGACAAATGTCTGCACAACTACTGCAGTTTTTGCTGCAAATGATGTAATAAATTTAAATATGTTATTTCTTCATGGAACAAGAGATACAGTTGTTGAGGTAAAAGTCAGATCCGATCAGACTTGGATTCTAATTGAAAGAATAGCATAAATCTCCTTTAGCCCACCCAACCAATCCCTTTTATTATATCAGTGATCTCTGTATTGTTTATTAAAAAATGTGATTGTTCGTTGCACTCACAAACATAAAAAATATTAATACAATATACTGATATACAGTAGTATCTGTACGAGGTGATCTGTAATGAACAGTCCGTTTGATACTTTGTCTATACAAGATAATACTGAAATTGTTTTAGTCTCTGACTTATTCTCTACCGATATTAATGGTGGTGCTGAACTAACTACTGAGGCTATATTCGAAAATACTGAATATGTTGTTCAAAGAATATATTCTAAAGATGTTACTATGGAGTTGCTTCAAGAAGGCTATAAGAAGTTTTGGATCTTTACTAATTTTTCTTCTATAAATCTTAGTCTTATACCCACTATCATAGCCAATTTAAAATATTCAGTCATAGAGTATGATTATAAGTTCTGTAAGTATCGATCTGTAGAGAAACATAAACATTTTGAGAATGAAGATTGCAACTGTGTTAATGAACATCATGGTAAGTTAATTTCTACTTTTTATTATGCGGCAAAATCATTGTGGTTTATGTCAGAACGTCAAAGAGCTGTTTATGAGTCTACATTTCCTTTCTTGCGAGATTCTAATAGTTTTGTTCTATCTTCTGTTTTTTCGTCCTCATTTTTTGATAAAATATCTGGGCTAACAAAAAACAAAAAGAATGATAAATACGTAGTTTTAAACTCTCAGAGCTGGATAAAAGACACAAAAGCATCTATAGGTTGGTGTACAGATAATAATAAAGAATATGAGCTACTTTCAGGATTGTCACATGATGAATTCTTACAAAAGCTCTCTGAATCAAAGGGAATAGCATACTTCCCATCAGGTAATGACACATGTCCAAGAATGATCATAGAGGCAAAGTTATTAGATTGTGACATTCAAACAAATGAAAATGTACAACATGTAAACGAAGAATGGTTCACAGGGTCAACTAGTGATACAATCAATTATTTGAAATCAAGACCATCAGTATTCTGGAGTGAAATAGATAACAATGTCAGATCACAGACAATATCGGGATATACAACTACTTATAACTGTATTGATCAGGAATACCCATTTGAAGAGTCAATATTGTCACTGACTTCATTCTGTGACCAAATAATCGTAGTCGATGGTGGTTCCAAGGACGGTACACTAGAACGGCTCCATGAACTAGCAGAGGCCCACAAGTCAATAGCAGTACATATAGTACAAAGAAACTGGAATGATACTAGATTCGCACTGTATGATGGTCAACAGAAGGCAGAAGCACGAAAATTATGCACATCAGATTTCTGCTGGCAACAAGATGTTGATGAGATTGTTCATGAAGATGACGGACAAAAAATAATAAGACTCGTCGAGAACTTTCCAAACACTATGGATCTTATAGCCCTTCCTGTTGTTGAATATTGGGGTGGATATGATAAAGTTAGAATAGATGTCAATCCCTGGAAATGGAGACTGAGTAAAAATAAAAACTATATTACACACGGAATTCCAGTACATTTAAGAGAGTATGATGAAGAAGGAAAATTATTTTCAAAACAAGGATCTGACGGATGCGACTATATAAGGGTAGACAACGGTACACCTGTTCCATGTGGAAATTTTTACAATCAAGATCTTCATGAATTAAGAATAAGCGCTCTAAACGGCGACAATGAATCTTTGGAGGTATATGAACAATCATTAAACGATATAGTTGAAAATTATCCTGGAGTGTTTCATTACTCGTGGTTCGAACTTGAAAGAAAAATAAATACATACAAGAATTACTGGTCAAGCCATTGGCAAAGTATGTACAATATAGAACAGATTGATATTGCTGAAAACAATATGTTTTTTGACAAACCGTGGAAAGAAGTGACAGACAATGACATAAAAGAGCTATCATCAGAGCTGAAGGATAAACTCGGTGGTTGGATATTTCACTCACGTGTAAACTTTGATAAAAAAGTACCATCAATAAAAATAAACAAAAAAGTGAAAATTAAAAGATATGACAAATAAAACTAATTTAACTCTTGTATATCAAATGGGAAGAGTTGGGTCTAAGAGTCATGAGAAAACTTTAAAAGATAACAATTTAGAAAATGTTTTACATATACATTCATTAAATCAGACAAGAATCATTAATTTAAACAATAACTTTACTAAACTTAGCATAGAAAATTATGACCCATTGCATAAACTAGGAATTAATTTAGGAAACAAATTATTATTAGAACCACACAAGTTTAACGTAAAAACTGTTTGTCCAATTAGAGATGTTATATCTAGAAATTTTTCTAGCTTTATGTATGTTAATCATTTTTGGCAATCAAAAGTTAGAAATAATTTAAAAACAACAAAAGAACTGTCAGAATTTTTTGAAATGAATTTTTATCATCAAGACATTTTAAACTGGTGTGATTCAGAGCTTTTTTCAATATTGCAGCAAGACGTATATAATGCTGCATTTAAAGATGACTTTATTGTTATAGAAAATAGTTACGGGTGGAAAACACTTGTTTATAAATTCAACATAGAAAATAAAAGAAAATCAGAATTATTAAGCGAATTTTTCGAAAGAGACATAAATTTTCAAGTAAACACTAACGAAAATAAAAAAGAAAATTTATGGAATAATATGTCTTACAAAGAAATAAAAGAACACACACACCTTTCAGAACGTTTTATCGACAAGCTTCATTCATCCAAATATATGAATCATTTTTGGACCAAAAAAGAGCTTGATAAAATTAAAAATAAATGGTTATAATATACTACATAAGGTGACTATATGAATAAAGAAGAACAATATACACTTCCAACCGGAAAACCACATGTTTCATTTTCTGAAATAAAAGAGTGGGCTGAATGCAGCTGGCGGCATAAACTAGCAAGAGTTGACAAGATAGATATGTTCAAGCCATCACCATATCTCGGTTTTGGTACTGCTGTCCACGAAGGTTGTGAAAATATGCTTGAAGGAAAAGATCTTAACAAAGACAAATTACTTAATGACATACGTGAAGACTTTAAAAAGAATGGTTTCGATGACCCAGAATGGGTTGCTCAACAGCCCGGGTGGTATAAAAAGTCTTCTGATGTCGGAGTAGAAAAGTGGTGTGAGTGGGCTGAAAATATGTGGGCAGAGGTTCCTGATTATCTTGATAAAGAATTTCCCGGGTGGGAAACAGTCAAGGCTGAGGAATATCTTTATGAAGGAATCGATGGCAAACCTGTAAAATTCAAAGGATTTGTTGATGCTATTATTAAAGTCCCAAAGAAACGTGGAGAAGGTCACAATTATTGGATTCTCGATTGGAAAACAGCAGGTGCTTACGGGTGGAGGCGGGACAAAAAACAAGACTTTAAACTAATGGCACAATTAATTCTTTACAAGCATTTTTATTCAAGAAAATACGATATCGACCTCAAGGATATTCGTTGTGCTTTTATTCTTCTTAAGCGAGGAGGAAGAGTGGGAAACGTAGTTGATATTGTACCAGTTTCAGTCGGCCCAAAGACTCTCGCAAAAGGAGTAAAATTAATGAATAATATGATATCAGCAGTAATGAGAGGATTTGCTATGAAAAATAAAAATTCATGTCAGTTCTGTCCATATAAGGATACTCCTCACTGCACTTAAAAAGTATTTTAAATTTTTTTTAATTTTGATATAATGTTTAAGTCGTAGGGTAATATAACAAATGCAAAAAAAGAAAAAGATATTAGTGCTATCTGACCATGCAATGTCAACGTCAGGTGTCGGAACGCAAACTAGACACTTGATAAACGGTCTTCTTAAAAAGAATGAGTGGACGTTTAGACAGTTCGGTGCGGCAATGAAGCATGCAGATTATAAGACAGTTCATATTAATGATGATTTTGTTATCAAACCAATCGACGGTTTTGGAGATAGGAATTTAATACGTCTTACTTTGGCTACTGAAAAACCTGATCTTATTTTCATCTTTACTGACCCACGTTTCTTTATATGGTTGTGGGAAATGGAAGACGAAATACATCAAGTTTGTCCAATTGCATACTGGCATGTGTGGGACAATAAGCCATTTCCAAGATTCAATGAAAAACTATATGAATCAACAGATACAATAAATTGTCATTCACATTTGACATATGAAATACTTTCAGAGAATATGCCAAATAAGCCACGAATTAATTTTATACCCCATGCAGTCCCAGGGGAAATATTTTATAGACTTCCAGACAAAGAACGAAAGGAACTCAAAAGAAAAGCACTTGGTCCTGGACGAGAAGATCATTTTGTCGCCATCTGGAACAATAGAAATGCAAGAAGAAAGAGACCAGGTGATCTATTGTTATCATGGAAGGCTTTTTTAGATAAAACAGAAAAACGTGACGCTGTATTAATAATGCATACAGACCCACATGATAAAGAGGGATCAAATTTATTCATATTGTCAGAAGAACTTGGAATAAAAGATACTGTGTTTTTCTCTCGCGAGAGGCTCGAGTTTGATAAAATAAATGCACTGTATAATGTATCAGATGTCTGTATTAATATAAGCTATGCAGAGGGATTTGGTCTTTCAACATTAGAAGCTATGCAAACTGGAGCGCCAATAATTGCAGTGAAAACAGGCGGACTAACGAGACAAGTAGTCGATCACAGAGATGGTTCAATTAATGGAGTGGCTCTCGAAGTTACAATGAAAACAATGTCAGGAAGTCAACAGGTTCCATACATCTACGAAGATTATTCATCAATTGAAGATATTGCCAACGCTCTCCACGAAGTTTATTCATATGACGAGCAAACAAAAAACAAAATGTCAAAGAAAGTAATGGAATACGTAAGTTCAGAGTTTAACCTTCAAACAACTGTAGATTTATGGCATGACTCTTTAAATGAAACGATCGATAACTGGAAAAATGACTACAAACCATGGGATATTACAACGTTATGAAAAGAAAAAATGTAGTAATTAGAGCGCCTCTTTTGAGCCAGTCCGGCTATGGAGTTCATTCAAGACAAATAGCAAAGTATTTATTAAACAGAAAAGACTTTGTAACAACATCACAGATAGTAAACTGGGGAAACACTCCATGGAACTTGAATCACGATGCAGAAGATGGATTAATAGGCAGAATTTTTGAATCGTCTATAACAAGGCGCACAAATTTTGACGTGTCATTTCAGGTTCAATTGCCTAATGAGTGGGATACAAAATTAGCAAAATTCAACGTCGGCGTCACAGCACTTGTAGAAACAGATAAGTGTAATCCGGCGTGGATAGAAAAAATAAATAGTATGGATCTTGTTATAGTTCCATCGAAGTTTGTCAAGAAAACTATCTATGACACAGGAGTAGAGGTTACTACAAAAGTTGTAGTTGTCGGTGAGTCATATCACGAGTCGATCGACAAAGAAATAAGTGATATTGATTTGAATATTGATACTAAGTTTAATTTTTTAGTATTTGGACAATTTACAGGCTCATTACCACAAACAGACAGAAAAAATTTATTCAATACGATCAAATGGTTATGTGAAGAATTTAAAGACAACAAAGACGTCGGCATAGTTTTTAAAACAAATTCAAGTAGAGCAACAAAAATAGACAAAGGTATAACAACAAGTCTAGTACAACAGTTAATAACAGAAGTAAGACAAGGGCAATATCCAAAAATTCATTTATTGCATGGCAACATGTCCCCAGAGGAAGTTGCATCACTCTACAAGCACAAAAATATAAACGCACTAGTTTCAGCAACAAGAGGTGAGGGATTTGGTTTACCATTACTTGAGGCAGCATCATCGGCATTACCAATAATTGCAACAAACTGGTCAGGTCATCTAGATTTCCTTAATCTTGGATCATTTATTAAACTAGACTATGAATTAAAAGAAATAGATAAAAGAAAAATTGATAATAATATATTTGTTCCCGGACTAAAGTGGGCCGAAGTAAATGAAGAAGATTTCAAAAAGAAAGTAAAGAATTTTTATAAAAATAGAAAAGGAATTCAATCAAAATCAAACAAACTAGCTGAAAAAATCAAGAAAAATTACTCATTTGACACCATTTCAGAGCAATATAATAACCTAATACAAAAAAATATTTTACAAAATGATTAATTTTATTTCACATTATCACTTATATATTATAGGATTGCTTGTACTGTTTAGTGCCATATCGGTTTATTATGCAATTAAATTTGCTATGCTGATACTAAATACAGAAGAGAAATTAACTAATATATTAGACGCTATAGACGAGGAATACATGGAAATATCAAAAGTTCTTGAAAAACCAGTATTTTTCGATAGTCAAGAAGTAAAGCAAGTAATGGCAAGCATCGATAATGTTAGAAATACGTTTTTAAACATATCAGCTTATATCATAGAAGATTACAAAGACTCGGACGTGCCTATTAATGAAGAAAATCAGGCAGATAATTGATAATAAGAAGAACAGCAAGAAAACGAGGCAAGAAAAAAGGAACAAAGATGTATTTCGGGCGACCAGCCCATGATGCTATTTGTGAGTTCCAGGTCGCGAAAACAGAAGAAGAAAAGCACGAGATATACATTACAAGAATAAAACAGCCATTTAATAAGCTTGTAGAGAATCTTATTTTTATTCATGGTTTTAGATCACTAACTGGGTCGTATGAAGATCTAAAAAACGATTGTGTTACTTTTCTATATGAGACGCTTTATAAATTTGATCCTTCAAAGGGCTCCAAAGCTTTTTCTTATTTTAATGTTGTAGCAAAGAATTGGCTTATAATACAGTCTAAAAAGAATACAAGGGATATGAAAAGATCAGTCTCAATAGATGATACAGAGATATTAAGCCACAGAGATAAAGTTGCAATTGAAACTCATTCTATAGCGGAAGCCCAGGATGCTCATTTAATTAGAGCCAATGCTATTCAAAATCTTTTCTCTCTTCTGGATGAAATAAAGAGCAGGGTTGATGGAACCAACGAAATATCATGTATAGATTCTATAATTACGCTTTTTTCAAGCATAGACGAGCTTGAATTTTTAAACAAGCGGGCTGTTTTCGTTTATCTACGTGATATTTCTGGATTGAATCCAAAACAATTGTCTGTTTCAATGTCATCAATCAGAAAACATTATAGATCAATCAAAAAAGACGATCAATTTGATATATTTTTTGGAGAATAAATGACGACAAAAGAAAAAATAAACAAAGAATTAACAAAAATAACAGATAAAGATAAAAAAGTAAAACAATTTTCTGATCTGTTGAATTCAATTGAGTCACTAGAAGATAAAAGAAAGTTCTTATGGAAAGAAATATACGAGAACGCTGTAAAAGACAGAGAGTGTGCATCGTTTCTATTCGCCGATTTATTCAAAGAATTGTCAGGATCTGCTCAACATGCTGTAGCCGGGTCAATAGCTTCAAAATACCTTGAAAGAATGAGTAAATCAAACGATCAAATATTGAAACTAGCAGAGCTAATATCAAAAGCGGAAGAAGATAACTCTAAAATCGATACAGAAGATATTTATTCTACAATAATGGGATAAAAATGGCAATTGACAACTTCAGAGATGCAATTAGAGATATCTCTACTCACATCGGCGCCGGAGCCAACAAAGCACTTGACAGTACTTTTACTGCATATGTTGTAGACGTTATAGACGATCCAAAAAGAGTGTCAGACGAAAGAAAAGAATTAATATTAAAATTTCTTCACAACAAAGAGGCTTTTGACTATCTTCCAGGAAAGTCAATTATATTTGCTAAAGTCAATAAACACGGCAAAATGCGAGGAAATAAAGTATTTTATGCACTTCCATTTATGTCACCTCATTTTTCACAACCAATTAATGCTGGAGAGCTAGCTTGGATATTCAATGACAATGGGTCATATTATTGGATAACTAGAAAGGCATCATTGTCTAATCTTGAAGATATAAACTATACAAGTGGACTAAGAACAATATCGGATGAAGACACAACATCAGAGAGATCAAATATTGATATAGCTCTTGGTACAGAAGAAACTGACGAAACAGTGACTCCTGATTTTCCAGCAATAATAACAACAACAGATGAAGATTTATTAAAGCTGTTTACTTTTTTTGATAGTCATTCATCTAAAAGTTTCGTAGGAGAACCCCAACCTAATATACGACCAAAGGGAAACGAATTTGTACTACAAGGTGGTAATAATTCATCTATTAAGTTAGGTAATAACAATTATTATAACACTGGAAACATTGAATTAACTGCTGGAATTACAACGAATACATACAATTCATCAAGACAAAATGATCGTGGTTATCAAGAAACAAACAGAGCTGTAATTGAAGATCAAAATGAAACAGAAGGTGATTCAGACTACATAAACGATGCATCAAGAATATTCATATCCACTAATACAAATGGTGATGAAAACTTTGGACTCGGTTTTACATATTCTGGGCAGGTTAGTGAGTCTCCTTTTATAATTGCAAAATCTAATGAGATAAGACTAATAGGTACCGGCGGCGTCAGGGCAAAGTCGGGCGCAGGTGCCGAGCTAGATCTTATGTCAAACGGCGAAGCAGCTCTTGTTGGGAGTCGTGTCTTTTTGGGTTCACCTGACACAGAACACACCGGTGATTTAACAGATGAGCATCAGCATGTAATAAGAGGAGACGACTTAATTGCTGCAATTAATAATTTCGCCGATACTCTCAAAGCAGGGCTCGCATTAGGTGGAAACTTAGGAGCTCCGCTAACCGGCAACACGCTCATCAATGATGCATGCGATAATTTTAAATCAGGATCACTCGCTGCACTCAGCGCTATAGTTCACACGGAGTAATAAAAATGTCAGAAGAGTTTGATTGCAATGGACCCGGCATCGGCGAGTTAATGTTAGGATTTGATGCCGCTTTAGGACCCTTAGCTGTAGGCATAGAGCTCGCACTCGACCCTGATCTTGCGCTAGATACAACATCAGACTGGGCTGTAGAAAATTTAGATGCAGCATTAGCGATGATGGCACCTCCAGCAGCTCTGGCACTCGCAATGGTAGATTTTGTAGAAGCGTCTGTTTCTATGCCTGTAATGAATATACCCATGACACCGCCGATTGTAACTCCGGGATTACCACCATTACCTGGTTGGGGTCCTCTACAAATGAACGCTCTAGGGACAGTATCAGTTGGTATGATTATGGTTCCGATAGATATAATGATTGGGCTCTTTAAAGGAGATATTGATCTAAGTGTACCTATGATCGAAATAGTTACTCCACTCTTACCAGATATACCTGGAATAGAAGGACTCGCAGACTGCGTATCAGAACGTCTAGAACCTATTTTTGGAATAGCGTGAAAAGCTTCAGAGATATCAAGGATGGCTGGCACAATTACCTTGTAAGTAATCTAATCAAGAGCAGAAAGCCAAACAAAGCTGTACAGACTGTCATAGATAATAGAATAGAGATTTGTCTATCCTGCCCACATCTTACTAAAACAAGTTCATCTAGAATTAACATATATTTTCAATCTTGCAAAAAATGCAATTGTGCTTTTCCTGCACTGGTTTTTGCATATAGAAAAAAATGCCCAGCTAATAAATGGGGAGCGATACAAGGGGTGATTTTAAATAAAGATAAATAGAAAGCGAAATGCATTATAAATTAAATAAACACAATAATTTTTATTCATTATATTTATTAACAGGAAAAACTAGTGGCAAATTATAATTTCAAAAATGTAGGAATCGAAAGAACTTCAGACGAACTAAAGTCGTCAAGGACGATGGAATCACCCTACGGAATCAAAACACCTCTTCGACCAGGAGAGGGCATGTTATTTGAAATGTCCGATGACTTTAGAAAACAAATAAATGATAATCTTTCAAATCTCATAAAAACAAATCATGGTGAAAGACTAGGCTCATACAGTATAGGCGCAAATATCAGACCTTTGTTAACTGAAAAATTATCAGAAGATGACTTTGCTGAAGTTGTAATGTCAAGGATAAAGACTGCTGTAACAAAAAGCATGCCATATATAGAATTATCTGACTTTGAGTATAAAATGGGAAAAATAGACGAAGTAACTGGATCAGCCTCTGCGTTACTAACGCTAACGTACTCAATAAGAAGTGTAAACATAATAAACAAAAAACTTAGTGTAATTGTCCAGCCTGTGAGTTAAGATGCAAAAGAAATTAGTAAATGAATTAAAAAGCGTAAAAAAGAGATCATTCTATGGAAGAGATTTTGACGCATTACGTAGTGATCTTGTAGAATATGCAACAACATATTTTCCAGATTCAATACAAGACTTTTCAGATGCCTCCGTCGGCGGTCTATTTTTAGATATGGCAGCCCATGTGGGTGATGTAATGTCGTTTTATCTAGATCATCAATTTAATGAACTTGATATTAATACGGCAGTTCAAACAAAAAACATTGAGAAACTATTAAAAACAGCAGGAATAAAAAATAGATCAACAGCTCCTTCAATAGTTGAGGTTGATTTTTATTTAACTGTTCCTTCAACAGTAGATATAAATGACAACGTTGTAGTGGACCCAGACGTTCTGCCTACAATATTAACAGGAACAGCTATAAAATCAAACTCAGGTATTAAGTTCGAATTAATGGAAGATCTTGATTTTTCTAAGCAAATATTTGACGAGTATGTTCATGAGCGCTATGTAAATACAGACGATTTAGACGCCGATCTTAATCCTAATTCGTATATTATAAAAATGACAGGAATCTGTGTATCAGGTGAGACAAAAACTAAGACAGTGTCTGCAGGAAGTTTCCAACAATTTAAAAAAATAACAATATCAGACACAGATATCAATGAAATTCTACGAGTAAAAGATTCATCAAATAACGAGTATTACGAAGTTGAATATCTCTCTCAGGATGTAGTCTTTAAATCAGTTCAAAACAAAAGCTATGATTATGACGTAGTTTCTGACAACCTTGAAATAAAACCAGCACCTTATAGATTCACTAGAGAATTAGACAGGAAGTCTGGCCTTACTGTTCTAACGTTTGGTAGTGGAAATGCAATGACGCTGGATACTGATTACATACCTGACCCAAGCGAGTTCGCATTGCCAATGTATGGAAAGACAACATTGAGCCGTCAGTCAATTGACCCAAATAATATGTTGTCAACATCAACATTAGGAATGTCACCATATAATACTAATCTAACCATTGTCTACAGAAAAGGCGGGGGTCTCAATCACAATGTTACTGCATCATCAATAAAGACAGTTGATAAATTATTGATGATGTATAATAGAAACTCAACAACATATCATAACTTCAATATAAAAACATCATTAAACGTAATAAACGAAAAAGCTGCTCGCGGTGGTGAAGACAAACCAACAATAAATGAACTAAGATTCGAATACAAAGGACACCAAAACTCTCAATCAAGAATTGTAACAAAAAATGATCTTCTTACAAGAGTTTATACTTTACCAACAAACTTCGGAAGAGTTTTCAGAGCAGGGCTTTCAAATACTACAAGCAACCTGTTTTCAACTCAGCTATTTATTATCAGTAGAGATTCAAAGGGCAAACTAATGCATTCGTCTGATAGTCTTAAAAAGAACCTTGAGGTTTATTTGAATCAATATAGGCTAATAACTGACGCTATTGATATTTTAGATGCCTTTGTAGTAAATATAGGTGTAGAATACGAAATACTTTCAGACGGAATTATTAATAAAAACTTAATTGTTGAAAATATTAATAAAAAAATTAAATCATTGTTTAACATCAAAAAATGGCACCTTGATATGCCAATAAATAAAACGAATATAGAGATGTTAATAACAACGACTGACGGCGTCATAGCCCTTAACTATTGCAAAATTTTAAACAAGACTGGTGCAGAATATAGCTCATATCACATTGATATAGACAAAAATACAACTGGCAAATTCTTGGTAGGACCACCTGGCTCCATATTTGAACTAAAAAGCCCCAAAGATGACATATCGGGATACGTGAAATAATGTATAAAATATTAACAGCATCAGCTGACACATATATAACAAATAAAATATTGAATAAATCAGCCCGAGCTACAGATGCAAACATGGGGCTTGCTAGTACTATCGATATATTTAAATTATACGACGAGAGCTCTTTTGATGGTGAATCAAACCCTATTGAACTATCACGTGGTCTTGTCAAGTTTGATCTTTCTGATATATCTTCACTTGATCCGAGTGTACTAGATGATTTTTCTTGTGTGTTAAAACTCTATGACGTCTTCGGTGGGCAGACTACACCTTCTAATTTTTCATTGCGCGTTGACCCACTTGCTCAATCATTCGATGAAGGGTCTGGTAGAGATGTAGAATCGTTCGACGACCTCGATGTGTGTAATTTTATAACATCATCATATGCATCAGGTGTTGAAGAATATTTCGGGTATTGGGATGATACAGCAACTCCAATGTTTGATATATCGTCGCTTGATGATATAAATACGACTGTCCCTTTGTATTCTTCCACTCAAGAGTTCGAAACGGGACAAGAAGATCTCTCAGTAGACGTAACTACTGCAATTACTGCAATGCTAGCAACAACAATAACCAACAACGGATTCAGAATATCATTCATTCAGTCCGAAGAACAGGACGCTAAAACACGTTTTGTAAAAAGGTTTGTATCACGACATTCAAACGATAAAAATAAAACCCCGCGGTTAATAATAAAATATAATGATGCAGCAACAGATACTACAGATGTAGTGACATACACAAATTATCAAGCTACAATATTAAATCTTCAAAAAGAATACAAATACACAGACAAAGTGCGACTTCATGTTTTTGTAGAAGATAGAAATTATAATTTAGTAGAGTCAGCAAAACTACCACTTGCGAATAAAGGAAAACTAATAGGTTCTTCTGATGAAGATATTGGTGTAGAGGCAGCAATATTGTGTTATTCTATAACAGACGTAACCACTGGCGAAGTTATTATACCTTTTGATAGTGCTGCAACGGTTGTGTCATATGATTTAGATGAGATGTACTTTGTTCTAGATACAAGCAGTTTATCAAAAGGTTCAGCGTATAATATATCGTTTAGAATTTATGAAGACACATCATCACCAGCTGATGGAGTTTACGACTTACAATATACAATCGGCGAAGACTTTAATTTCAAGGTAGTATAAGATGTCAATTTATACTGAATCAGTAAGCAAACTAATAGACAACACTCTATTTGATGAGTTTCCAGAGAGTGATTTTTTTAAAGAATCGCTTAAATCGATTTCATCTACACAACAGCTTAATCTTGATTGGTCAAAGTTCGAAAATCATACATTTTTTAACTCTGCAGTCTCTAACGTAAATGCTGCGTTTGATAAGCTAATTAATGGTTACCCCATTGATGGGACTAAAAAAGATACAATTGATTTTATAAACTCATTAACTGGTTTTGAGAAATATATTCTTGATACTTTTCCAAAAAATACAGGTTTTTTAGAATTTGATAGAGCTTATAATAATAATATAGAAGTAAAAGACATAAAGAATTCAGGAATAGTAATCAAAGAAGATGAATTATCACCAGGTGAAAGGGGACTAAACCCAGGATCAAATTCATTTTCAATAGAAGCACACGTTTGTCCTAAGTCAGTAACTAATTTAAATCAAATAATTTTACAAAAAATAGAAAGTAACAATATAGGCTTATCATTAGTGTTGGAAGCCGGAGGCACAACTAGTAGTAATATACAATTCATTGTTACAACCTCAGAAATGGTCTCATATGTATCTGCACCAATAACAAAAGGAGAATTCAGTCATGTTTGCGCAATATTCGATAGAGACAGTGACACATCTACTTTAAAACTAATCGTAAACGGAACGGAGACAACAAATGACGAAGTATTGGAGATGTTTGACATAAGCCCTAGCAATAACTATTTGACTATTGGTACTGGGTCTGCTACAAAGATTACATCAACCACGCTGTTCACCCCTGGCGAATATTTTAATGGATACATCGACGACTTGAGATTTTATCATAAGGCAATCACCTGGGATCAGGCAGAGCCAAAGTCGAAAAAAGAGATTTTCCAGGACGAAGATTTAATATTATACTTCAGGTTCAATGAACCCTATGACGATGAAGAAGACGTAAATACACCAGAGATAATAATAGATAGCTCTGGAAACGGATTCCACAGTTATATAGACGGTACTGATTCCGATCAACTAAGAACACTTCGTAATAATTCATTATCTGGGCTCGAAAACCCACTTGAATTTGAAGATGAAAAATATTTCCCAATACTTTTCCCAAATAATACTTTGGTAAAAACTTTCAACAATGAACTACTAGCCTCGGCGATCTTATATGACGACAATAATCCGAATTTAATTACAAAACTTGTCCCACCACATTATTTTCTCGACGGCATGAACGAAACAATATCAAACGAAAGTGGATTCGGTACAATTTTAAACGCATATGCGGGTGATGTACCCCGCGGAGGGGAAATCGGAACAGCCCAAATGCTGACGTCGGTCCTGCTTATCTGGGGAAAATTCTTTGATGAAATAAAAATAGTAACAGATAATTTCTCTAACTTACTGAATGTAGAGTACAGCGACGAGGAATCTACAATCAATACGTTTTTAACCTTTGTTGCCAAATACTACGGATTTGAACTACCTACGATTTTCCCAGAATCGTCATGGGAGCAGTTCACGCATGGCGAAAACATGTCAATGGAAACAACAAAAGCTCAGACAGCGCTGTCATACATACAATCACAGATCTGGCGAAGAATACTTGTTAACTTAAAAGACATCTACAAATCAAAAGGAACTATAAACAGTATAAGATCATTCTTATTATCTGCAGGAATTGATCCAAACTCACTTCTTAGACTCAGAGAGTACGGTGGAAATCTTAAGAACGACATAAAATATTCAAGAGAAGAAAAAATAGAAACGTCTACAATGCTAGATTTCTCTGGATCAATCGGCGTTACAC